CTTGTGGCACATCGGTATCGGTTGCGATACCTTCTTCGAAGCGAAGTGGACCACGTTGTCCTGGAAGTGCTGATGCAACCTTGCGATCGTAAACAGTACCTGGACGTTCTGGGAACTTAGGTGTTGGTGCAATTGTCATTATGACTCCTTATGTAAGGTTGAGGCCTCGGTTTAAAGTATCCATTATTACGAGAAAGTTCTCATAGTAAAGTCAAGATTATCTGCCATAGAATGGGGATGAAGTCATCTCCACTTGAGGCAGGGTTAAGTCCATAGTCAGGGCGCAAGCAATAGCTAGAGAATCTGCATAATCGTCATGAGCATGGGCTTCTTCTGGGGCGTGTGCCAAAAAGTTAGGGCCTTGGAACTTAGTCTCAAGGTCAGTCATCTGTTGGTAAAAACGCTTCCAAGAACGAAGTCTACGCGTTTTTGCGTGTGCTGGCCAGCCAACCATACGGCGATCAATAAGTGCCTTAAGGTGCTTCCAACGCTTTGATTGTTCTTGCGAACTGCTGCCTACTGAGTAAACTTCAGCTCTAGGTAATAAAAGTTTAAGTCTTTGTGCTACCGCGTCACCAACACCGTTAGCGTCTACGCCAACTGCAAGGACATCATAGTTAGATAAAAAGTTAACAATTTGGAAGTATTGATCTTCCCAATCATCTCCTTGTATTTCCATCCAATTTAAGATTCGGTGGTCGAAGTATCCGAACTCGTCAGGTCTGTCCCAGTCGACCCAGACGATGGTAACCACAGTGGAGTCCATCTTCCGTGCCGGGTCGATTCCCACCACGACGGGTGTCCGGTGCCAAGCCTTGACAGTCTCCTGCGAGGTATCACCCAATTCATCCATGATTTGGGAGGTGACGAACATTCCTCTCTCCAACAACCATTTACATGAATACGACATTTGGAACTCATCTGAGTCCTCTCCAATTCGGAGCATTTCTTTTCTAATGAACTTGCCGTAATTGGCATTACATTTTGCAACATCTCTCCAGTCCCATTCAAAATGGTTCTGTTTTGCAGAGCGTGTTGTTTGTCTTCGTTTGTTTAATTGTATTGACTTATAGAAATTATTTTTGTGTGTAGTGGGAGTGCCAGTCTTCACCATTGTTCCAGAGTAATAAGCCAACATAGGAGAAATTGACTTAGACACTACAAAGTCATCAGCCTCTTGGCACTCATCAATAACAATAAGATGGAAGGATTTAGATTCAATCTTTGCACGTGGGTTAGCGGTCATCATAGAAAGACTTGATCCAGAATTCTTTAAGCGTATCTGACGGGTCACTCCGGGGACCTTACCTAAAGAGTCATCAATCTCAGCGTCATTTAAAATCTCTAACGCACGCTCAGATGTAAGTCGGTTTAGGGCACGGCCAAAAAGAGTTTCTACCTGACCTTCAACTGGAGCAAACATACCAATCCAGATTCCGTCTTTGTATTTACCAAGAAGGTCTGGGTACATACGACCTAGACGTGGCAGAAGAACCATAAGTGTTACAACGGTGTTAGCAATAGTTTCTGATTTACCCGACTGACGTGCGGCTAATGCTGTTACTTCTTCGCCGTCATTAATAATTACTGATTCAATAATTCTACGAGCAAGAGGTTTTTGGTAAGGGTGTAGGTCATGCCCAACTAACGCTTCCATAAAAGTCATGGTCTTATCAATTAACTTATTTACAAATTCACGAGATAACTCGTCTAACCCATCACCCTCTTCTTCAGGCAGTAGGTCTTGATCTTCATCTTCTAAAAGATCGTCTTCATCAAGGAATTCAATGTCGCTCATATCAACCTTAGTTTAGTAGAAAACATAAAGCTCTGGCTTTTATACCAGAGCTCTACGTTGCCACACGGGGAGAAGGAAGTGAGGTAGGTACAATTGTAGGGGAGTTATAGATTTAGCGTTTTTACACTTTGGTCATTCTGGAGTGCAGTTCATCCACGATGGCGTGAATTGCCTCTGCTCCAGTCAAAGCCTCGTTTAAATAGACCGCGTCTTTGCTTCTTGAGTACATGCTAAGGCACCTACCAAGTTCAACTAAAGATTGGTCTACCCATAGGTCTAGTTCACCTGTAGGTATCTTTTTAACTCTTTTGGCTATTCTTTCGTCAAAAGGTTTAACCCAAGGTTCTTTCTTTTTAAACAGTCCAGTTTTCAATTTCATCTGCCGTTAACCCCATGTCTCGTATGTTAATTGCCTGAGCCAGTCTATCTGATGCGCCCTCTTCGTCATATTCTGGTAATCCAGCGTCTTTCCAAAAACCTATGTAAAAACCTGGGTAAGTTTTAGGGAACCTAAAAACTAGGCAAGAGCCTTTTCTGTAGGGAAGTTCTGTCTCTTGAGTCCAACCTTTTTCTAAGATTGGAAAGATATCTCTGTGATAGTACTTAAGTGTTCCTACGTATAGTGATCCGATTGATTTCATTAGCTGTTAAACATCACCCTTACTTCTGGAGGCATTTCATTTGGATTAAACGGGCCCATATCATCATGGGCATCAAGACCAGAGTACTTTAAGTACTTGCCAGTTGAGTCGCTTGACTTTAGACCAACCCACATCCTTAGGGGAATATCGTTGTACTCCCACCAAGTTCCGTCTCTAAATTTAACTACAAGTTTTCTAGCCTCACGGCTATAGGCAATTTTTAAAGCTCTAGGGCGACTGGGATCAGTTGTTGGCGCTGTTTGAGTTTTATATGTAGGAGTGGTTTCTCTAGGCTCAAACACCTCAAAGTCAGTCCACTGTTTATTAAAGTTTTCTTCAAGACCAACCTTTTCCATCATTCTGACGGCTAGGTTTAATTTCTTATTTGCCTCGTCTTGACGCTGAAGTTCAGAACGGCTTATTCCATTACGTGATTTAGCCACTATCCCTCACAGACATGGTTGCCAGTTTTATTAGCAAGAACTCGAGCCTCGCACCAAGAACAGATCATAATCTTTGGGCTTTTAAAATTATTTTGTGCGGTGCCGCCTAATGGGAAATTTGCACCATCTTCAGCCATTTCTGGCTCATAGTTATCTACAACTGGCTTTTCGTTATACAGTTCTCTTGGAAAAGGTCCCTGTGGGTTAATTATAGATTTTGGAACAGGGTGCGCTTGTGGCGCATTAATTCTGGTTATCTTCATCAGAAACCTCTGATGGCTCTACGGGAGTTGGTGCCGCAGCCTTTTTAGCGGCTTTCTTTTTTGTTTGTGTTGGTTCAGGTGTTTCAGTTACTTCTGATTCAACAGCACGAAGTGTTAACTGCCCAGCCTCTGCACGTGGTCGCAAGCTTTTAGGCAAGCAGTTATTGCAATAGTCGGCTGGTCTTACACCAGGTTCAACTACAGAATAGTGAGCAGAGTTTGGGCAGTTAACGCACTTCATAATTACTTAGTCTTCTTCTTTGATACCTTTGCAAGTTCTGCTTCGATAACTCCAGCGATAAATCCAAATGCTGGATCCTTAGGGTTAACCGCACGTAATGCGACCGGAAGGGTGGATGCAAGGGCTGCAATTGCAATTGACTTAAGATCCGTATTGCCAGTTGCGTAAACAGCGGTTGCTGCTGCTAGAAATGAGCGTCCGTATGACGCTAGCATTGCTTTAATCTTTGGTGACATTTTTCTCCTTATGTGTAGCGGGCTTTTGGCCCTGCCTACAGTGTAGCAGTATTACTTATTTGTCTCTTCAATGTGAGTGTCTAAGCGACCCCTCATCTCAGCTATATCCACTTTAATTTCTGTAAGCATGGGTAGAACCTCTAATTTGATCTTGTCATTGAGGCTTGTTCCACCGTTGGGCTTAAGTTCTGAAAGATATGCTTTTATCATCCAGCGTGAAAATGCTCCTACGCCTGCAAGTACTGCGGTTACAGCGGCGGCAATTCCCGCCCAATCCATGGGTGTCATTAATATTCCTCATATGTAGAAGGGGGAAACCGAATTGTTGTGTGAATTATGTCACATTATTTATCGCAATGGATTATTTATACTGTAATTCTGCCTAGTTTGTCCGTTTTAAACGTAATTATTATTTAATACGTAGTTCAGTTTGTTTTACTCTGTATGGCATGTGCTACCGTTAAGGCAGAGACAGGCACCCACAAGGTGCCTTTTTCCAACTGAGAGGAGCAGCAATGCTTAATATCAGAATCAACTTCCAAGTTGATCTAAAGAAGTTAGGGGCGAAGTTATCAGTATTTCTTATTGCTATATCGCACCTAGTAGTTCCACCAACGGCACAGGCTCTGACAACACCTGCAAAGCCCGAAAAATCAGTTACGGTCAGTTTGACCTACCTGAAGGTAACAACTACTAAAACAGAAGCCAAGGCCGCCTTGGCAAGTGACACCGTCAAATACTTTGACGCTGAAGCGCTCGCTTTCTTGACCACTTATGTAAATGA